GTCTCCGCTCTCTGGGGTCGGGGAGGGGTTCGAGTTCACAGTCTGCGGCTACAAACTCGCACCCGTGCCTGTCCCGGATTTCGTACAGCGTTCCATCCTGCTCGCTGCTCACGTCCCTTACGATTGTCACGTCCCCGAACGTGTAGACGTGCATCGCCTTTTGGCCGATCTTGAATCGGGGGGCCTGTCTCTTGGGCTGTTCTGTTTTCTTTGCCATTTCAGGCTCCCTTCCTTAACCGAAGTCCTGTCGGTTGGCCATGCTCAGCGACATGCCGCAAACCGGGCACGGCACAAGCTCTCTAGCGAAGAACCCGTGGCCGTTCATGCAGAACCGCTCGTAGCTACGACCGAACTCGCGGCGATGCTTGGCCTCTCTTCGCTGCTGTTGCTCACGTTTCCTGTCAAGCCACTTGTCTCGGTTCATCGTTTAGCCTCCACTTTTGCGGCCTGTCCTGGACGCAAAGCTATGGTGAACTCTCCGGACGCGATCTGCCTGGGCAGCGATCAGACGGTGCAAGTCGGCGAGGTCGCCCAACAGACCCTCATCACCGGCTGCCGCAGTCGCCGGGTGATCCACGTTCACTAGGAATGTCTTCATGTTCTGTTCCTTTCAGTCTCTAGCCAAAGCATGGTCCTGGTCGTCCTAGCCCTGGTATGGTTGGTCGGTGGTTCTGGCCGACGCCAGGGCCATGCTTCGGACAGAGGCCGCTGGGGGCTTCCGTGCCCCCGCTATCTGCCCTGTGGTTCACTTCTTCGAGGGCTTGTAGTCCGGGTTCGGCACGAACACGTTCAGGCCCAGCTTGGCCTGGGTGTTCGGATCGACGACGACGTTGCCGCCGGTGCTGGCGACGAGCAGCGTCTTGCCCGAGGACGAGGGCCTGCCCTTCTCGCCCAGGTCCACTTTGATCGTCAGGGTCTTCCCCGACACCTTGATGTCCACGTTCTGTCCGAGCATTGTTCCGCCTCCAACTTGTGTTTCCGCAGCGACCGTCGCTGCTGATATTTGAAGTCTACGACACGTTTCATTCAAAAGCAAACTTCGGGCACGGGAAATCAGAAATTTCAGGTTTTTTGCGAACCCAGGGCCATGCCCATAACCGCCCCGCATTGTGTGTGCTAGTTCATGTAGGTATGAAGCGAGATTACAGCCTCTTGGGTACAGTGTAATGCGGGAGTCCCCCCAGGCCGTCCCGAAACGCCACCGACAATGGCGGGAACTGATTGTAACCTGCACATGATCTAGGTCAACTACCTGTTGAAACCATATCCGGTGTGTTTTACGGGGCAGGCCGTGGTACCGGAGTCCCCGGTACAATGCGGCGGTTCCTGCGTCTAAACAGGAGTCGCCTTTGAACAGGTTATGTGTTTGTCTCGGCATTCTCTCTATCCTACGTGAAACACAGGACGAACACCAGAACTGCCCATTTCAGTATTTGCCAATCAGTCATCGCTTACTTCCCACCTGTCAATGCCGACACAAATGCCGGTATCATCGTATTCGGATTCGTGAACATGGCCTCTAGCAGTACCTTGCAGTCCAATTCGCCTTGCACCTGTAGTCTACACCATGTTCCGCCCCAAAGCAAACCTATTCTGAGATTTTTTCCAATCCTTGCTCAGAACGGTACTTCCGGAACATGGTTCTTTGCGTCCTGTCTTGCCCACGCGGCCCGTCTGGGATATCGGCCTGCCCAAGCATCGGCGAAGTCTTTATACGTGACCCACAGAATCGCCTGTAAAACGCAAGGCCGCATTTCGAGTCTGTCGGCCAGTCGCCGAACGCCGTCTGCAATCGCCTTGTACAAGGCCGGGTGCGGACCGCTGCCCGTATCGGCCAGGGAATAGCCTGCGATCTTACACATGTGGCGATCCACGGTGACTGCCGAAAACTCTGGGTGATAGATATTCCAAAAAAACGCCCTCGTTTTTAAGGCCATTTTGCCGAGGGTTCTCAGAATATCAACATCGGTCGGCCAGGTGCCCCAGCGATCTTTCCACTGTAGAAGCCTTCGAGCCTTTGCCGCCTGTCTTGGATAGGTCGGCAAGGGGATTGCCGCTAAGGAAACATTGTCCGCATAGGCGGTGACAAGATTCTCGGCGGCCGTCATGTTGTCTTCCCAGGAACAATTTGGCGATAAGGCCGACGTAACGCCACAGACGACGTTATGCGGAACGCCGGACGTTTCCGCCAACCGAAGGCAGAACACATGGGCCTTTTCATACCACGTCTCGCCGATAGCCTTGTGTTTCGCTTCGGCTACGTCGTACCATTTTCGGAGATTCTGGCCGATAGAACGTGCCGAGGTTCTTCTTCTTTGCATTGTTCAAACCTCCCGTATTGTTCACTTGTCAGTTATACCGGTCTGGGCCAGACGCATCTCTGGCCGTCTACGTTTGGAGTATACACCATAGAATGGGTCGATGCAAGTGAAATGTAACATAGGTGTGGACAATCACATGTGTGTGCTGTGTCCCGTACTAGAAAGGTACTGTTTGGCAAGTAACCATTATGAAAGAGGATATAAATAACACATACGGGACGCTACACGTGTAGGGTATAATTGCGGGTATTATGGGTATTTCATGTATATTAAATTGGGTAGGTCGATGCGATGGACGTATATGGGACGCTACATCTGTTCGTCATGTCCCGAGGCTGTTATTATAGCTTTTTATCCTATAGTCGTTTATAGAAACGTCGGGACATGAGGGACATGGGGAATATCTTCATTGGCCGTAATAAAATCGTTGTAAGGTGCTGTAAATAAATACGTTATAAGTATGTCGGGACATACATGTATGAAAACCGAAAGTGAATGTCATACGGTTTGGAGGGTAGGCTATAATCGTTATACTGTTTAACGACAGCTGTTATAATCGTTATACTGTTTTAACGGATTTGGGTGATCTATCGTTCTATCTTGGACTACAATAGGTGTCGTCCCATGTCCCGGAAGCGTTTTTGAAGGGCCGAATGTAACATTCGTCACTTCCGGGTATAAAAAAATGCCCCAGACTAACGTAGCCTGGGGCAGCATAGGGGTACAGATGGGTTTCAGTCGAGGAACGTAGTGGAAACAGTCTGCCGAGTGATGAGAACCGACTCTTGTTTCATGCTGTCTTTGACGTATCGGCCAATGGCTTGCATTGTGTCTTCGGCGAATCGCAGTCGGCCGCGAGACGAATCATCAGCGAAAATGCGATACACATTCACGGGTTCGAACATGTAAACACTGTTCTCGCCGACGTAGCCACCCCTTGTTTTATACCGCGTGAATCCCCCAAACTTCTTTAATAAGGCTTTTCTCACAGCATCATGGACAGCGGGGTGCGTCTTTCCGTTGTTGTCCAGTAAAGGGACATAGAGTTCAAACTGGATCATAGACTATCCTCCATCGCTTCTTCGGTTGTCAAACGGGTCAGTGACCCTATGCAAATGAAGTATACACCACGTATCGACCCAAAGCCAATGAAACTATGTATCCGCATACTCGCCCATGCCCACGCACGCACATGCGGATAGACGAATAAGATAGGACCACGCACGTCCACGCACACATACTCGCATACGCATACCCCCGGGGGTGCCACCCTCGCCCACCGGAGTCCCAAGAGCGACTAGATTCATTAGTCACCCGAAATCTGTGCAGGCTTTCCTTTTGTGACATTGTCAAACAGTATAATATAGCAGTTTTCCGGCGAAAATTGGAGGCCGTCCAAGGTTCCCTGCAGAAAATTGTGCAAAAATCCGCAGAATTGTGCGAAAATATGTAGAAATACCCTTGACACCCCCAGAAATGTACGATACAATAGAATATAGTGGAAATTTCAGGGAATATCGGAGAGGAAGAATGATGGCACGAATACCGACTGCATAAGAAGCGATGGAAATGCGGAGTAGGACACGGGCTGCGGCCTTGCAGGTTATCCTCGGAGACCTCACGCCCTCGTCCGTGCATGTGGCAGCGAAGTCCGAGTCCGACCAGACGGAGTTTATCCTGTCGTTCAATGGTACGGCGAGTCTCTGGGTGCGGCAGGGGTTATTTCGGGCACACTCCGTTCTTGATGTGGTCCAGACGATTCGGGGCTCGGTCATTCAAGTGCTGAAGAACTACCAGACCGATCTTCTTACCACTGCCAGCAAGCTAGGGACCACAATTATCAGGTTGGAAGTGGAAGAAGACCACGATGGCTCCCTCACGGCCTCTGAGGCTGGTTTTGTGCCGGGCTCGAACCGTATGACGGCCGCAGATAAGGCTGGTAGTCTTCCGCGTAGAAAGGAGTGACCGGTGAGCAAGAAGAAGTCAGCTATCGAGGCGGGTCGGATCGAGACAGCGGCACACCAGGCCGTTGACGATCTTCGGATTCTGCGGCCCCAAGGACGGTTTTTTGGCTGGGAAAGGTTCGGCCAGGAGGTTGAGAGCCAACTGCGGGATCAGGAAGATGAAAAGCTCGAAAAGAGGCTGTACAACCGATTCTGGGCTGATGTGAAGAAGCTGAAGATAGCGGCCAAGAAGATCGCCCAGAGGATGTTGAAGGAAATGGAATGATGAACGTTTTACTGACGATATTCGCAAGTGTACTCGTCTGGATCGGTATGTACATTATCGTCTACCGGGTCACCTGGCGAAAACGAAAGTAACCATTGCACTAGTCCTAACAGACACAACCACAGGAGACGAGAAATGGCAGCGAAATGGGAATTCTCAGCGACAGACACGAAGGCCCTGGTGAAGCGGTACAACAAGGGCGAGGGCCTGGTCGCTCTCGCGGATACCTACGACGTGCCCCTCGGCACGATCCGGCGTGTCCTGGTCGAGCAGGGCGTGGTGATTCGTGGCCGGGGCCGTCCCCGCACGAAGCCCCAGACCAAGACTCCGGCCATGCCGAAGCGGAAGTAAGGGAGCCCATCCCAGGCCCGGTATGGCACTCGCCACTCCGGGCACCACAGGCCCGGTCGTCTATCGGTAGGACGCCAGGGTTTCATCCTGGAAAGCGTGGGTTCGATTCCCCGCCGGGCTAATTTTCGGAAACAGGAAAACAGGGAGAAGAAACATGGCAGATGCGGACAAGCCGAAGCTGTTGGAGTTCGACATCTCGGCTGAGGAATGGCGGGAGTACGAGTGGTTGGCACCGATAGACGGTGTGATTTACACTCGGGCAGTGCGGATCGAACGTCCGACGAAGCTCTATCTGCGGCCAGGTGGCTCCACCCACCGGGTTGTGGATGGTAAGGGTATAGCGTACTGTGTCCCCACAGTCGGTGCATACGGTTGTGTGCTTACCTGGAAAAGTCTGAAGGGCAAGCCGCCGGTCCAGTTTTGATTTCTGACTTGACAGCAGGCCCGAAATCGGGTATACTGGAATATAGTCGCAAGGTCGGCCAAGGCTCCGAATTATGACAAAAAGGAACGATAAGCACCCAAACACAGGCTGTCGGGCCTATGGGTGTGAATCGTTCGCCGCCGACACGGAAAGTGGTCCGAAAAATAGGACCACCGGAGCCTCGGCCGCATTCTCCTACCGGTAAAGGAACACCCCATGTCGGCTATACTGTACTCGTCCCAGCGGTTTGAGGTTGTACTTGCTACAGGGGAGGTCTTGGTAGTTGGGGCAGTGGATAACCGTAAGACTCTCACCCTCACAAACGGACTGGCCTATCAGACTCACGACACCATTGCCGATAACTACGGGAAGGACGTGCTGTGGGCTACGGGGCAAGGGGGCCTGGACTCGTTTGAACTCATGCTGTTCTACTCTGATGCCGATGTATGGGTAGAGTTCAACGACGACTCCGGGGACGCCGCTGACTTCGCAGTACGGCTCTGCAAAGCGGGGGTCTGGTACGTCTTCCCGTCGTACCGTCTGGGCATAAATGACGACACGGTGTTTGATGGGGCAGTGCTGGTTGAGGATACTGACTACGATGACATTCAGCAGATTGAGGTCTGCCGTAGTGTCGCCGAGGGCGAAGGCGATGCGAATGTCCGATTGATTCTGTTGAGTTAGGGAGTGAAACTATGAACGGTTGGGAAACCGAAGATGCTAATTTTACCTCAGATCAGTCCCCTACGAAAAGGGAAAAATCTATGACCTCGAAAGACCCCAGAAAACCCCACAGAAAGCCACGTTTTGTAGAGCTGTTCGTATTCTCGTATGTTGTGATTATACTCGTCGTTCTTGTAGGCGGGCTCTCAATTTCGGCCATAATTGTAGAAACGAAGACCTTATCCGCCGAAACTGGAATTGTGGCCATTGAATTTCAGCATGGGCACGGTAGTGGCGTGATTGTCGCTCATCAGGGGAATTGGTGGTATGTGGCCACAGCAGCCCATGTTGTCCCCCGGACTACGTTGACGAGCATGACCATTAATGGCTGCGACGCATTTTTTGTTGCGGAAGCGGTTGATGCTGATGTGGCCTTGGTCCGACTCCGGGATGCGGACACCCACTACGAAGTCTACGAACTCACCGATCCCAAGCGTGGAATGGTGGCGACGGCACGAGGTTGGCTCCACAACGAGCCGACTGATAAACTGTTCCGAGCAGACTTTCAGATTCGGGTTGTGTGCGAACGGTTCGACAATTCAGTAGCATTCCAGGGCGGGGCGTATTGGGGCATGTCTGGGTCTGGTATTTTCAATGAAGACGGCAAGGTGATTGGGATTCTTTCCCGTGCTGCGTTCTCCCCGTGGGGGGAGCCTTGGGCGGGCCTGAGTCTGTTTGAGTCGTCGGAGCATGTTCGTATCCTGCTGGACGAAAACCTGTAATGAAGAAACGGCTCAAGAAATGGAAGAAACTGGTTGGTCGAAGCGTACATATTTGTGCTATCGACCATTGCCAGAACTCGAAGAGGACTGCCCCATTTGAAATCTGGGGACGGCTGGTTGAAGTTACTAAGACTGAGACGGTTCTCTGTACTTGGGCATGGCCGGATGAAGAGACGTTGACAGTTGAAAACGACTACACGACGATTGTGACCGGGGCAATCAAGAGTATCACAACGCTATAGGAGATTCCCTGATGCGAGGCGAACCAGTTCACGGTGAATCCATCACAGATGGTGATGCCAGTGGTGGGGTTGCAGTAAAGCTGTACGGTGCCGGGACCGTGACAGAACGAGTCCTGGGCACGAAAGAAACTCTTCACGTTACGGATGTTCAAGTCCTCTCTGAGACTGGAGGGGATGTTTCATTAGTTGCCGATAGCAAGGCTGCTGGACGGTATGTGGTTCACGGAACAGTGGACGCGAAGGGCGGGATCGTTCTTCATTTCATGGAGCCTTACGTGTGCCCCGTGGGCAAGGGCCTGAAACTCTTCGGAATTGCGACGAACATCGACTCGTGCTTGATCCAGGGCTTCATCACCAAGGCATAGAGAGTATGCTGAAGAAACTCCTTGCTACGGGGTGGATCAGCGTAATAGGCACAAGAAACATGCTGGGAAAGAAGATCATCGGATGCGGAGTGGCCAGTAGCTCAAACGGGGACGAACCGCCGAAACCACCAAAGCCACCGAAACCACCGAAACCGCCGAAGAAGGCGTAGAGCATGGCCACGGCCAGAGCATCCAAGCGAAATGTCACCAGGCATCTACGAGAACTGGCCAGTGAGGCAGAGACAATTCTCGACGATGGGACTGTGCTGACCAAAGCGGAGGTTCTGGCCCGACTGTTGTGGAAACACGCTCTCGGCTTCACTGAAGTACACTACGACAAAAACAAAGTGCCGGAGGAAATCTACCATCCTCCGGTGCAGTGGGCAATTGATTTGGTATATAGCCGTCTTGAGGGTCGGATTCCGCAGCAGATTGTGGACGAGTCCTCTGCTATCACGGCGGCTGATAGGGTGAGCGAACTTGCGGCCGAACGAATTAACAACGCAGCCGAAGCTGCCGTCGCCGTTCCCAAGCCGTCCCCGACTATGGACGGACCCGGTGACGGGGCTCAAGGTTCCGAAAGGGCCGACGGAGAACCTCCTGTGGAGGGCTAAATTGCTCTCAGCAGCAGAGTCGGACGATGGTTTGCAGCGTGATATGTACACGGCTGCATCGTTGTCGATTCTGTTCTGGGTGAATACTTTTGTGTTCACTCATCGGAAGTTTACCATTGGACCTGACGGAAAGCCGAGGCAGTGCAAAACTGCGTCGGACTCACATATCCCGTTTGTGACTTGGGCGGTTCAAGACGAGCATATCCTCCTTCTCGAAGATGCGATTAACCAGGGCTATGAAGTCCTTACCGATAAGTCCCGAGACATGGGGGCGACGTGGGACCATATTGCGGCCTTCCATCACCAATGGATGTTTCACCCGGATCGGTCGCTCCTTGAACTGAGTCGTAAAGAGGATTGTGTCGATCAACTCGATAAAGCGGGGGAAGGGGCCTCCGATCCTGGGACGCTCTTGGGCAAGCACGATTATATCAATCTGTTCTTGCCGGAATGGATGAAGCCCGCCTACACTCGCAAGCGGATGCACTTGGTTAATTTGGTGAACCGTAGCCGAATTGATGGCGAGTCTACGAATGCTACGGCGGGTTCCTCTGATCGTCGTACCGCTATCCTGCTCGACGAAATGGCGAAGATGAAAGAGGGGGCGGCTATCAAGCGGTCCACTAGGGATGTGACCGCATGTAGATTAGCGAATTCGACTCCAAACGGAGCGGGAACGGAGTTCTCCAAGTGGCGGTTGTCTGGTCAGGTAAAGGTTATGGTTTTGCCCTGGTGGGAGCATCCTGAAAAGGGTGTTGGCCGACACGCAGTTCAGGACAAAACAACGGGGCAGTGGAAAATTACGGCTCCCTGGTATAATCACGAAGCGGAGATTCGGACGCCTCGTGAAATGGCCATTGAAATTGACATGGACCATATTGGCTCTGGGGAGACGTTCTTTGAGAACTACAATCTTGAAGTCCACAAGACTCTGTTCGCCTGTCCTCCGCGAAGCCGCTGGAAGATTGATTTCCAAGACGATATTGCTGAGAAGGCAATCTCCAAACTTATCCGGGTGCGGGATCGGAAGACTATTGTTCGGCGACGTGAGGCAGAGGGGCCGTTACAGATATGGTACAGTCTCTTGCGTGGACGACTGGACCAGACACGCAACTATGTAATTGGTTGCGATATTAGTCGCGGTCAGGGGGCGTCCAATTCGGTTGCGAGTATCTATTGTGCGGAAACATCGGAGAAGGTCGGTGAGTGGGCCGATGCGAACACGCCGCCCTACGAGTTCGCCCGCATTGCAGTAGCTCTCTGTCTTTGGGTCGGAGGGGCTCGAAACAACGGGCTCCCGCTTCTAATCTGGGAGCAGCAGGGGCCGGGATGGGACTTTGGGCGGCAGGTGGTCAAAGTCTACAACTACCCAATTTTTTACTCCGATAAACAGGTGGGAACCACAACCGACAAGAAGTCCAAGAAATACGGTTGGCACTCCACTCGTGATAAGAAAGCTGAGGCCCTTGGCATACTCCGTCGAGCCTACGCTCATGGTGGATTTATCAACCACAGTGAGTTGGCTCTGGAAGAAGCCAAGACCTATGTGTACTACGACGGGGGTGGGCTCGGCCCGGCATCGTTGAGCGAAGAAAACGAGCAGGCCAGAAAAACGCATGGGGACCGAGTGATTGCCGATATGCTGTGTTTGGTTGGGAGTCAGGATGTGCCGGTTCAGAAACTCCGTAATCCAGACAAGCCCCTCCGGTCGATTGGGGGTCGGAAGAGAAAGTGGATGGAACGTCGAAAGGGCCGAAGGTCCAAGCGACGATTTGATTTTCGAGAGGACTACTAATGCCTTCTAATACATCACCGGAAAAGTTCCAACGTGCGGTCCAGGCTGGATACAAGCGTCTCGAAAACTTCCGCAAAGCTCGTCTAATGTTTTTGCGGGCGTTTGCGGGGCAATACTACGATAGGGACCGTGGCCCAATCGGTACAGAACCCCTCAACCTGACGTTTAGTGCTATCTCTGCCCTCGTACCGAACATTGTGATGACATTCCCCAAGCATGTTGTTACCTCCCGGTTCACAGCGTACCGGCCATACGCTCGTCTACTTGCAATGGCCCTAGATGACACCGGCCGCAAAGTTAACCTCAAGGATAAGTTCCGGCGTTGGGTCGTGGACGCCCTGTTCGTAATGGGGATTATGAAGACAGGACTCTGTGAGTCGGACAGTCTCTACGCCTTAAACTCTCTTGACAGTGTGGACGCCGGAACGATCTACACGGAGGTTGTCAACTTTGACAATTTTGCCTGCGATCCGGATACGACTTCGTTGGAAGAAGCGACGTTTTTGGCGGATCGGATTCGGGTGCCACGAGCTATGTTGTTGGACTCGGGTTTATATGCGAATGACCTTATAGAACGTCTACCAGAGTCAGGGACGGATGTTCCGCGTGGGGTTCGTGATTTGTCACGGCGACAGGTCGCAAGAAACTCGGATACCGACTTGCATGATATGGTGGATGTGGTGGAGGCTTACGTTCCGAGTGCAGATGCGATTGTGACTGTTCCGGGATGCAAACAAACGTTCCCTCGATTCCTGCGAGTCGATGACTATTACGGCCCGGATCGTCCGACTGGTCCCTATACGTTTCTGAGGCTCACACCCCCGGTTTCAGACAACCCGATGCCCGTTGCTCCGGTAGGTATTTGGCACGACCTCCACACGCGGGCGAACGAAATGGTGACGAAGGTTTGTGACCAGGCGTCGAGGCAGAAGGATATTGTTGCCTACAAGCCCGCTGCGGTAGAAGACGCGGACCAAATTCGAGAAGCATCGGACGGAGAGTCGGTTTCAGTCAGCGATCCCGATAGCGTGAAGGTTCTGTCTTTCGGTGGTCAGCAGCGGTCGAACGAGGCCCATATCCAACAGTTGATGCTCTGGTGGAATCTGGTTAGTGGGAACATCGAGACTTTGGGCGGCGTCCGTGAGTCGTCAGCGACGGCCACGCAGGCTCAGATCATTAACGCCAACCAGTCGGTACGGATCGAGGATTTACGCGACCTTGTATACGCTGCTGCTGGCGAAGAATCCCAGCTTCGAGGCTGGTATCTTCATACTGATCCGATGATCGAGCTTCCTCTGACGGATCGGCGATCTGTTCCGGCTCAATACGTGTCGGGTCCGGCCGGGCCAGTTATGGCCTCCCCCCCTCGGCTTGAGGAAGTTCAGGTGATGCTGACACCTGAAGTGCGACGAGGGGACTGGATAGACTTCGTACTCGATATTAAGCCGAAGTCGATGAGTCGGATAGACCCCCAACTCCGATTGCAACGGATGTTGGAGTTTGCGACTAAGGTTGTTCCCTCTGCTGCTGCGGCTGCCCAGACGTGCATGGCTCTGGGTGTACCGTTTTCTTTCGCCAAGTTTGTCCAGCTTATGGCGGAAGAAATGGATATTGAGTGGATGGACGAGGTTTTCTTCGACCCTGACTACCAAATGGCGATGGCAGAGATTATGATGAAATCCCCGTCTATGGCTACGTCGAAGGGCCTCATGCCGCAGGTACAGCAGAATCAGCAGCCAGCGAGTGTGTCGAAGGTTCCTTCGGATCAAACTCTTCAAAATCAAGAGCAACAGAGAACTGCTGCTGATGCTCAACGCTCAAGGAGCTAAAAATGGCAAGTGCGTGGAGAAAGGCCCAAGGGGCAGGTGGTGTGAAGAGGGGTAGCCAACTCGAAAAAGACTTGGATACCCTCGGCAAGAAAAAGAGGAAGGCCCGTGAAAAAAAGGTCAAAGAGGGCCTGAAGAAAGCCTTCCCCCCAGATCGTCGCAGTCCCGGTAAGCGGGCTACTCCGCGAACCAGGAGTCAGATTCAACTCAAGATTGCCGATCTTCGGGTGTCCATGCGAGAAGCTCAGAAGAGCGGCAACAAGAAGGCGACGGCGACGTACCGGAAGACAATCGCTGTCTACAAGGAACGGCTGGCGAAGCTGTCGAAGGAGAAATAGGATGGCGACTCCGAAAGCCTCAGCAGGAACCGACCGGGATTGGGAGGCTGAGAGTGCGGCCGATACCCTGATTCGGGCGGCAGAGATTCGGAACGACAAGAAGCTCTATGCTGCTGCGAAAAAGAAGCTCGTCGAAAAGGCGAAAGCCGCTCAGCGAGCAACACTGGAAGCCAGGGCTCGTACCGGCCTGAAGAGGGCGTTTCCGGCGAAGGGGAAGTAAGATGCCGATTTACTGCTACGAGTGCCCGTATTGTGGGTTTCGGACGGAAGAACTCAGGCCCGTGGCCCAGCGTAACCGCCTGCCACAGTGTCCGCAATGCGGCTCCGATCCAGGGGCTACTCTGATGGAGCGGAGCCTTCAAGCAGAGGCTATTCATACCCCCCTTCAGAACTTCCGTGAGCCTATCGAGATGTTCTCCATTGCCCCCACAAATGGTGATGAGGAACTGGAACTCCGTAGGGCGGTTCCGGAGGCAGAGTGGGACGAGACGTTGAAAGTCCCGAGGGCTCGTAATCGTAAGGAAAAGCTCGATCTGCTCAAGGCGTGTGGATACGTAGAAGCGAGTTAAGATTGTCCTTGACCACAAGGCGTTCTTGTGGTATGATGGAAGTAAGGCATGTCGTGGCCTACCCCCGCTTTCTTGCGGGCAGCCCATGAAAGGAAAAACTCATGCCCGACCCAACAGGCGACAAAGCTAGGTATTCTCAGCAGGACACTCTGGGAGCCCCAAAAGTCGGGGAAACACCCCGTCTGGCCGATGACGAGGAAGCATTGGAACAAGTGCAGGAAAAACTCGATGCAGCAGTCGAGTTTGATACTGACGACTCCGATGCTCCCGAGGCAGAGGACCAGAACGTGGAGGAACCCGATGGGGACGACGGAAAGCCTGCTCCCAAGGGCCAGGAAGGCCCGGATGCGGACTCTGAGGCCGATTCCGAGGACGAGGAATTAGGGGACCAGGAGGCAGCCGGGGGCGATGAGACGCCCGAACCGTCTACCCCTCCTGCGGCATGGCAGCGGTCGTTGAAAGCTCGTGGTTGGAGTGACGATGAGATTTCGGCATTTTGGGGCCAGAACCCGGAAATGGCGGCGAAGGTTTTTGAGCGGGTTCACACGTCTCGCAATGCCGAACTCACCGAATGGGCGAGATTGGGTCGGGAGGCCAAGAAGCAGCACGGCCTTCTCCCTGATCCGTCCGTGGACGCTCCGGAGACAAAGCCCCAGCCGAAAGCTACGGAGGGCGTCCTTCCAGGCGGTTTTCAGCCGCTAGATGCGAAGGTATTGGCTGAGCAAGGTGGTATTGAGTTGCCGGTAGCGGAGGCTTTGGTTGGTCCGATCAATGAATTGGTCGGCCAGTTCAATCAGGTTCTCCCCATTGTCCGGCAGAATGTCGAATCCACCAAAAACTCTGCCCAAGCTGCGTTGCAGCAGGTGGTGGATGGTTTCTTTGGTGGTGACGATATGCAATCGTTCGCTGAGTTCTACGGAGACGGTGAACGACTCACCGATGACCAGCTTGCCAAGCGGGGCGAAGTGTTAGAGACAGCCGATGCTCTTGTAGCTGGGGCTACCCTTCAGGGCCGTGGTTTGACGGTTCCGGAGGCCCTGACAATGGCCCACGACATGGTGGCCATAGAGCATCGGGATCAGATAGCCCGGCGTGACCTGAAGAAGAAGGTACGGCGACGGGCAAAGGGTCTGTCACTTCGGCCGTCTCAGAGAAAGGCGAAGCCCCCGAGCGGGAAAGCGACCAGGACGCAGCTTGAACGTCGCGTCCAAGAAGGTTTGACGAAATTATTCAACACGTAAGCGAGGTATACTATGGCTGTTGATGCGGACGCACTGTCCGACCTCATCGCAACTACGTTGGCCGATCTCCCTGACGGTCAGTTCGAGGTCATGTGGGACAGTCAGGCGTATGAGTTCTGCTCGATTTACGCTGAAAAGAATCGCAAGATTGACGGCGGAACCAAGATTCAGCGGAATGTGGTTCTGGACGAGAAGGGTGCGGCCAGCTATCGTCGTCTGTACGATACGGACGTGCCGACCGTCGAGCAGATTCACCAGCAGATCGAAGTGCCTTGGTGCCAGCTTGGCACAAACTATTCTTGGGACGTGCTGGAAATCATGCGTAACAAGAATAGCTCGAAGGGCTTCATCGACCTTCTGGAATCCCGGCGAATCGAACGACTCTGGGGTTTTGCGGAACTACTGGAAGATCGGGGCTGGAAGACCCCGACGGACGCTACGGACACCCTGTACCCGTACGGTGTACCGTACTACCTGAACATGCTTGACGCGGGTGTGGTCGCTGGCGGCTTCAAGGGCCAGACGATTCGCTACCAGGACAACTCTACGGGTAAGGTTTGTGCGGGTCTCGATGCTGGCGTCCATGCCAAGTGGCGTAACTACGCCGACGTTTACACGCATGTGGATAACGGTCTGCTTCGCACCATGCGGAAGGCGTTTCTGCTCACACGGTTCAAGCCCCCGCGTTTTGTGAAGTCGCCCGGTGACGACACTCCTGGGGCGTCCGTGAAGATTTACGTCAACGCGGATATGGCCGTGGAGCTTATGGACCTGGCTGACGCCCGCGACGACAACTCGACTCCGGGTGACCTGGCTGGCAAGGCCCTGATTAACGGCCCTGACGGCGTGACCCGGTTCAATCGTCGGGAAGTCACGTACATCCCGCAGCTTGACGGTGTGGACTACAGTCCGATGTATTGTGTGGACTGGTCGAAGCTACAGCCCATCGTCCAGGACGGCTACTGGATGATCGAGTCCAAGCCGATGACGGATCGTGGGCAGCACACGGTTATGACGGTGTTCGTGGATGGATGCCACCAGCATCTTTGCACCAACCGTCGCACCACCGGCTTCGTTCTCCACACTGCGATTCCGGAAGCGGCGTAAGAAAGGAACCTGAATTATGCACGGTAAGGCGAAAGCATACCATCCCAGGGTGCCTGGTTTGGTTGGCGTGTCCGACGTTACCTCTTGGGATTTTCTCTATCGTCACTCCACTATCCAAGACCCGAAGTTCTTCGTCGGTGATCGGGTGGTTCTCCCTGACGGTCGTGTGAACCGATACGCCAAAGCGAGCAACATTATTTCCTCTTGCAAGTTTGGCGTGAAGTTCTGGAATCAGATCGGCGACGGCGTGGCCGCGGTACTGGCTCAGGGCCAGTCAGTCGGCGACCGGTCAATCTATATTGTGGCTGCGGGTGTTACCGAGGATGAGTTCCGGGGTGGGTATGTGCTGATTCACGTCGGTACTCACCAGCAGTTTCGGGGTGTTCTCGGCAATACAGCTACGGACGCGAACGGGAGAATCACGGTTTACCTGGATGCGGTTCTGACCTATGCGGTGACAAACGCCCATTGGACAGAGATTCTGCACAATCCCTACAGCAACGTGAGGCTCACCGCAGGACCGAGCGGCGGCGATGCGGGCAATGATTACTCGTCCGTGGCCGGTATCCCGAATGTTGCCACGGTAGAGGCCAACGAGTACCTCTGGCTCCAGACGTGGGGACCGATTTGGATTAACCCGCATGGCGGCAGCCTTCAAGACGCGGGCATCACGGGCGGTGAGCGAAAGTTGGTCTTCGATTGCGAGGGCTCTGTCTGTGTCGAAGACGATGTGGCTCATGGCCCTGGGGCTGATGGCGACGAACACCAGTTGGCCGGGTTTATTATCGACCGAAGTGCCGATGGATCATCCGGACCACCGCTGGTGATGTTGCAGATTTCACCGTAAGCAACCCAACCGAGACGAAGGGGGCGGGGAATTGGCCCTGCCCCCCTCGTGGAATTACTATGTCCACTGCGAAGTGCAAGAGAAGCGGGCGAAAGCACACCCCCATTGTTTCAGAGAAACAGCGGGGGTTGTTTGGTGCAGAGCTTCGGCGGCGACGTGGGGGCAAGAAATCCCGCATGAAGGGAATCACCACGGAGGAATTGGAACGGCATTTGGGGGAAGCTGGCGGCAAGGACTTGCCGAAGAAATCCCGGAAGGCTTTGGAGAAGCGAGTTAGTAGTAAACTCCGGAAGGTCTTCAAATGAGCGAACCCACTTCAGCACTCACGTTTCGTCAGCTAATGGTCGAGGTTGCCAAGCACCTTGGCATTGCCTACTACGGCCCTGCGGGGGATGAGAAACCCCAAGTCCCTCAGGATGCTTACGACCTGGACGTGTGCAACTCGGCGGTGAACAACGCGATTCGTATGTTTATCGCGGATGCCCCTCCTGCGGGTTGGCGGTGGATGCAGCCGATCCTGTCCATGACAGTGTGGCCGTCTGTTAGTGTCGAAACAGCAGCTACAATTGCGTGGGCGGCTGCTACGGCGTATGCCATAGGAAGCAAGGTAACAAATGGCGGGGAGTCTTACGTGTGCCTCGTAGCCCATACATCGGGTGTGTTCGCAGCCGATTTGGCGACGGCGTACTGGCGAGAAACGTATGACTGCACTGGTGTAAACAATCCGGCTGATGACCGTACTGTGGTTACAGCGTCAGGTGCGTCGTTCTACCCGTCAATGGAACAGAAGACGCTCACGATTACGGGCGTGGGCAGCTACACCATCGAAAAGTACACGTCGTCTACGGTAGTTGAGATTGCCGAGCAGCATGCCTGGGTTGGGGCGAAGACTTTTTCGATTGCCGCAGATGGGGACTACACTCTCCCGCAGACGTTCGGCGGTAGCTACTCAGGCCCTCCGGCATTTGCTGCCGGTACAAACACCGGGGTAAAGGTGCAGTGGACGAGCCCAAACGGAATCCGAAGGCTTCGAGAATCCGTGGCGGTCGTATCGGGCGATCCGTATTTCTTAGCGGTTCGGCCACTTTCCTCCGGCACACGACGACGCTGGGAGCTTCTTACGTACCCGATTCCGTCTTCAGTTCGGGTGGTCGAGTTCCAGTATCTTCTCCACTTCAACAATCTCACCGATGCGGATGATCTTCACCCCGCCGGTTTTGAGTTCGACTATACTCTGGTCTCGGCATGTAAGGCGATGGCCGACCGGGATAACAGAGACCTCCCAACTGCTCAGTCGGAATACAGGCAGATCGACTTGGTGAATGCGTACAAGATCAATGATCGTTCTGCTCCGAAACGGTTGGGGTATTGCGGGCCTGGTCGCCGAACTGCGGGTCGAAACATCACCGCGTTTCGGGAAGGGACCGAACGAAGAACGGTGACGTTTAGCTAACGACGAGGAAACGACGATGAACCCTCAGAACATTCTCAAGCGTTTTCGGCAAATAGTTACAGGTGACGGCTTCTGGCGTGATGTGCCTATCTCGCTTCGGAATTTTCATCTGGAAGCTACGGGAGCGGCACTTACTACGGGCTTGGGTACGAATCCCGGATTCGACAAGGACGGCAATCTCACTACCCTGGCTTGGGCTATGGGTAAGGTCGTGAAGGCTGGCTTGGATTTTGACGTGCCGGGTGACTTCGACGAGACCAAGGACGAGTTGTCGGTGTGGGTACTGGCGA